CGAGATCTACACAGCGATAGACACTCTTTCCCTACACGACGCTCTTCCGATCTGTAAATGTAACGTTTTACGATCATACCTCTGAAAAATTTTATATTTTTGAAGCTGAAAAATTTTATCGAGATAAAAATTATAGAATAGATCTGTATCGTTATCGAGAAGAACAATTTGCTATAGACTTATTAGAAGTGGCACACGATCATTTTGGTTTAAACTTGAATAACAATGTGGGCACTTTTATCAGAGGAACAATCTTTTCTCTTGATTGGGTTCATCCTGATTTTGATGATGAAGTTCAAGAATTTTGGGGAGGAGGGTCTACCGGTTGCATGACAAAACATGTAATCAAACAATATTTCAATCCTAAAAAAATAATTTTTAATGAAGGACACCATAAATCTCACGTTCGTTGTGCTTATCATCAGTCTCCCTTTGATAGATGCGTTGTTTTTTCCATTGATGGTTCCGGTAATGATGCTTATAGTGGATATGGAGCGTGGACTGTTGACAATGGAGAAATTACTAGACACGATGTAGCCGTTCCACTAGATAGAAGTTTTTTGAGTGCCATGAATCATGGCGGTCAACACCGTTTAGATGCTGGTAGTTATATGGGTACCAAATACTCTCGTTATAGCAACTTACTATGTGACTCTATTTGTTCCAACTCTTGGAAATGCGAAGAAAGTCCCGGTAAAGTGATGGGGGCAGAAGCATTCGGAAGGCGCCCCCTTGTATGTCATAGTACACAGACATTAGCCGATTCTTATAAATCGTTACAGCAGTTTCAAAATTATTATACTCATGGTAAAAGTTTTATACAGGAGATGGTAGGAAAGATTCAAAAATTTGTTCCAGAGTATGATAACATTTACGTGTTTGCTCATGATGACTCAAATAAAATAGACGAGCAAACAATGTACGATCTTGCCTATCAAATTCAGACCGAATATCGCACGAGAATGAAAAAAGTTTTTGTTAAAAATGCTGATCTAATAAAAGAATATGACAATAAGGTAATCATAACCGGAGGATGCGGTTTAAATGTGACAGCCAACAGGCAAATGATGGAGGTTTTTGGTGTAAATATTTTTGTTCCTCCGAACACCACAGACGTAGGTCTTAGTTATGGGTTTATGATGGAACATCTATGTAAAGAATATCCAAAAAAATATAAGAAAAAGAAATACGACATTACTTATAATGGTGCACCTTTGTGGGATGTCAAGGATTTATGGAAGCATATCGACGAAAGGAATGCCGAAGTTATTACAACCCAACGAATCGCTAAACTTTTAAAAAAAGGATTTGCAATTGGTTTTATAAATGGAAATTATGAATTAGGTCCACGTGCTCTTGGAAATAGATCAATATTGTGCGATCCTGCCAAACCCAAGACTTCGATTGATAAAATAAAGAAAAGAGAAAGCTATAGACCATTTGCACCCATCTGTAGGTTAGAAGACTTTGACAAACACTTCGAACATACCCGTAATGATTGTTTTCAGCACATGACCGTCTCAGCAATGGTAAAAGAAGCCAGTAAAAATAGACTAAAATCAGTAGTTCACGTGGATGGTTCTACTAGACCACAGACAGTGACACGAAAACAAAACCCAGTTGTTTGGGATATCCTAACTGCTTTTGGTGCACCATTACTTAACACTTCTTTTAATGTGAAAGGCTCTCCAACGCTAAATACTTTTAAAGAAGCATTTGAGGTGTTAGATAATCAACCCTTAGATGCCGTGGTTTATTGGGATCAAGAAGAAGATCTCGGTTATGTTTTTTACAAACCAGGAACTCAATAATGTTAAGGTTCTCTCAGTTTCTTAGAGAAGGGGTCAATGATCCTGCAATTTTCAAAGCAATTTTTCTAGCAGGAGGACCTGGGTCTGGTAAATCGTTCATGGTAGGGCAGACCGCTCTTACTGCATTAGGTTTTCGTGTAGTTAATTCAGATGACGCATTCGAAAATGCCATGAAGAAAGCGGGTGTAGAGATGGATCCAGAAGGTATATTCTCACCCAAAGGTCAAGAACTGCGTGGCAAAGCCAAGACACTCACTGGTAAGAAACAAGAACTCTATCTCAAAGGTCGACTAGGTATCGTTATCGATGGTACTGGGCGTGACTATGCCAAGATCAAAGGTCAGTCTATCAAACTTAAGCAGATGGGTTATGACACTGCTATGATCTTCATCAACACTGACAAAGAAACAGCACTTGCTCGTAACAAAGCACGTCCTAGATCGTTACCAGATGATGAGGTATCCCAAATGTGGAGTGCAGTCCAGAACAACATTGGAAAGTTTCAGGGGCATTTTGGTAAGAATTTTATAGTGCTAGATAATAGTGATGGTGCCAATTGGAAGGCAGGCACTCAACAGGGATACAAGTGGGCAACTAAGTTTTCTAAAGCACCACCCACGAGACCTGTTGCTAAAAAATGGATTGCTTCTCAGAAAAAATGAGGAACACATAAAATTATAATAATTTGACAAGACGAAAAAAGTCTGCTAAAATAGAGCTTAACTCGTCAGGGAGAATAATATACTATGGCTGTTACATATGAAGTTTTCGAAATTTTAGAAAGAGTAGAAAAAGCTAAAACACGAGATGAAAAAATCAAGATACTAAGACAATTTAACGTAATGCCTGTCCGAGATGTTCTACAAGGAACATTCGATGACAATATCCAATGGAATCTTCCAGAGGGTACCCCACCTTACACTCCAAATAATGAAGATGCACCCGCACCTTCTTCTTTACGAAAACAACATATGAAATTTAAATTTTTCGTAAAAGGTTTGCGTGAGTCAGAACAATTGAACAGAATCAAGCGTGAAAGAATGTTTATCGACATGTTAGAATCGGTAGCAGCTCAAGACGCTAAATTATTAATAAAGATGATCAATAAAGAGCAACCAGTGAAAGGATTAACAAAAAAACTAGTACAGGAGGCATACCCAGACTTAATCCCAAATTCGTGATATGTGTTTAATCCAAATCGATAACAAGGAGACTTGCCTATGGTAACAAACCAAATTGAAAGACTAAAAAAAGACTCTAGGGAACTTGGACATTACATTCACAAGTTAAATAAAAAAGGAAAAACGGATTCGGCATTTAAAATGTCTAAAAAACAAGCATTTCTTGATGCCGCAATCCAACAAGTCGTAAGGGGGTGATCCTGCTCTGGTGCCCTCTTAGTTGAGGGCACTCTTACCATGATTATATCATACGATCCGAAGGTAATGTTTATACACATACCTAAAGCAGCTGGAACCTCAATAAATTCATACATATATAATTACCTTGAGCAAAACAACTACCCCATATTTCAATGGAACGTTCGAACTCGTCGCACATATCCTGCCCGAACCGGTCGAAAGACTTTTCATCCACATATCAAATTCATTAAAAATGAATACCACTATCTCTATCGAACATGTTATAAATTCACAATCGTGAGAAATCCATATGATCGATTTGTTAGTTCGTTTTTTGAACAACAACTAACAGTTAAAAAACATAATTTGGACGAAAAATATGGTCGTTGGCCAGGCAGAACATTTGACGATTACTTAATAAAAGTGTATAATATATACAAACAGACCGGAGATTGGTACTATGACATGTGCGCCCCACAATGGCAATGGATCGATGACACTGTCGAAGTACTTAGGTTCGAAAACCTTGAAGAGGAAATAAAACCAATTAAAAAAATGTTTGAAGACAAAGGATACTTTGCAGATATATTAAATAAATCACCCTCTAAACCCCGTAAGAAAAAAGACTATCGGGAATTTTATAAGAACTCAGAGCAAGTAGATATGGTAACAGAACTATATAAACAAGAATTGCAAGATTATGGATATGAATTTTAATGCCAACATATGACATGAAAAATGTGGAAACCGGAGAGGTCAAAGAAATGTTTATTAGCATTTCAAAAAAAGAAGAAATGGTCGAGTCCGGTGAATGGGTACAAGTGCATCTGGGTGCTATGAATATTGTTCGCACCACAACCTCATCACTATCCAAAACTTCACATGGGTGGAGAGACCATTTAAAAAGAATCAAAAAAAATTCTGGATATAAAAACTCAATTAAAACATAATGCCTAAATCTGAATATCAAAATATAAAAATGTCTATTCGACTGGATAACCTGATCACAGTCGATCCAATAACTGATCATCAAAAAGAAGTGTTTGATAATTGGAATGCCGGTAATCATCTTGCTTTAGTGGGAACTGCTGGTACAGGAAAGACTTTTTTGGGAGTGTATCTTGCTCTTGAAGAAGTCATGGACAAATCCACACCTTTTGAAAGTTTAAGAATTGTTCGCAGTGTAGTTCCCACCAGAGAAGTAGGGTACCTACCCGGCACCCTTGAAGACAAACTCGAAGCTTTTACTGGACCTTATCGATCAGCTACCGCAGAGTTATTTGGCATGCATGATGCGTATGATAGATTACTGCATAACAAATATATTTCCTTTGGGTCAACTTCATATCTAAGAGGTATGACCTATAGCAATTGCATTGTTCTTGTCGACGAAATGCAAAATTTAAATTTTCATGAACTTGATTCGATCATAACTCGAATGGGACCGAACAGTCGAATAATATTTTGTGGAGACTACCACCAGTCAGACTTCAAACAAGACAAAGATAAAAATGGAATAACTCTTTTTCTCGATATCATTTCTAATATGAGTAGTTTTGGTATAACTAATTTTGGATGGGAAGATATTGTAAGATCAGACTTTGTCAGAGATTATATTATGACAAAAGAATGGATGAACATTAAATGAAAATTGGAACAATAAAACATGTTAAAGACACCTCTCCAACGTCTTTTTCTCAAATAATCGAACTCGATAATGTGTTGCATGCAATTCAATGTACCACCATGAAAAAGAAAGGAGGGTTGTGCGGTCTTATAATTACACAATTAAAACATACTCAGGACTGTCCTTCTTGTTTCGGCAAAGAATTTCAAAAAGTGGCTCTTGCTACTAGAGGTGCGTTGTTTGAATGGTTTGCCGATATTGATGATGATATGGTAAGGGGTATCATTGATCTAGAAGGGGGAGGGACTTTGCATATTGACATAGATATTGATAAGAAAGATCTTTTTACACTAGAAAAAGGACAAGAAATGGAAGTTGTTAAAATAGATAATGATTGGATAGCGAGGAGAGTTCAATGACTCTACATATTAGAGAAGCAATGCGGCAGTATCTCGAAGGTCAAAGAGCAAAACATGTTTGTAATTGGGAAACGTTCACCTCTAACCCTGTTGGGGTGGCAGAACACGGCGACTTTATAGAGACGCTAGAAAAAGAACTGGAGCAAATCGCACGATACGATGAACTCCTATCAACGTTGGAGAAATTAAATGGATCGTAAAGCAGTATTCGAAACACTTAAAGTAGACGAGGGGGTAGTGTATGAAATATATGCAGACCATCTCGGTTACCACACCTTTGGTGTGGGACACTTGGTCATTAACGAAGATCCCGAATGGGGACAAGAATTCGGAACGCCAATCTCGGAAGAACGAGTATGGGAATGTTTCGAAAAGGACCTCGACACCTCAATCAGTGAGTGTCATGCTCTATACGGAGAGGGGACATTTGAAGACTTTCCGGAAGAAGTCCAGCAGATTGTGGTTAATATGATGTTTAATATGGGCAGGACTCGTCTGTCCAAGTTTAAGAAATTCAATGCAGCTCTCGAAGCAGGAGACTGGGCAGAGGCGGCAGTTGAAGGTCGTGATTCACGTTGGCACAAACAAGTGACTAATCGTGCCGAACGTTTGATGGTTCGATTGGAAAACGTCTAATGGCAAAATCTGTCCAAACCAACAAAGTGGATCATAAACCGAAAGGAACTTCTATTGGCAGAGGACATTTTAAAACGTCCTCTTTAAATAAAAGAAAAAAAGCAAATTATAAAAAGTACAGAGGACAAGGGTAAATACCGTGGCTAAGTATACTAGATTCGACCCAAGAAACAAAAAAGTCAACAAATCTAAAAAAAAATATAATGAAGAAAACAAAATCAAAAAACAAGACTCTTACAAAAGAACAACGTTTAAAGAACAACGAAAAGAGTACTATACTTGATCCTTTAGGAAAGGAATGGATTCTCACTGGAGACACCATTCATTTTGCTGGTAAGACTGGTATTGGTGATGTGATGCTGGGTCTTAACACGGCTTTTTACGTGTCGAATTTTTTAAAAAAAAAGTTAAGTTAAAGTATCACTGGCAAAACGATCCTGATTGGGTTTTCCATTATGAAGACCCGCAGACTATTATTGAGCAACAACAATACCTTTTAAAAAGAATGCATGGGTATGGTGAAGTAGATGTTGAAATTGAAAACCTTTTCAACCAAGATCAAAAACTTCTCATAAATCAATTACACATTAATATTGATAGACCTGAAGGTTACCGTGTTCTTAACGGAGTGAACACTTGGTTTTTCCAAAAACGTTTCTTTGAATGTAAACAGTATAAGAATCTGGTTGTCATTTGGAGAACCAAATTTATCAGCTCTGATTATCCTAAGTTTAAAGATAGTTATGACAGTTCTTACTGGGATTTGATAATTCCAATTTTAAAAATGCAAAACTTCGAAGTGGTGGAAGTTGATCACAGAACACCTATTAGAGAAGTATTTCATTTAATTGCTTCCTGCCGATTAATTGTTTGTTATAATGGCATGTACCATTACATAGCAAAAAATCTTATGAAACCTATGGTGGTTATGGGAGATTCGACTATTATCAATATGCATAATCCTCAAGCAGTTCATTTCCATGCTCCTCACAAAGACCCGTCTGAAAGAGACATCCTTGATTACTTGCTAAATATGAGACGCAACCTAGGTCATTTGGATGGAAAGGTTCGAAAATTAAAACATCATCAATGGGTTCACGTGTTTGGAGAAATTTATGCCGGTGAAATCTAATCCTTCTTTACCCAGAGTAGGTATGATATACCTTCCTAAAAATAAAGTCTCAGTAAAATATCGAGACATTGTTAAACACTCTTGGTTAAATGCAGGGTATGAAATCGATTTTGAGGAAGGGGTGACACCTAATACTATAAAAAAATACCCCAAATTAAATTTTGGTAAGAAAACCTCTGGACGTAACGCCGGAAGAGAGTTCACTCCTACTGAGAAAGCAGTGTGGTGCAGTCACTATATGATGTGGGATATTGCATCTCGCAAATCAAAACCGTTAATTGTTGCAGAACATGATGTTATGCTTTTGAAGCATATCGAGAAGGCAGACATAGAAAAGTTACCAATAATGGGGTTGTGCCACATGGGTCTGCTTTCAAATAAGCCAGAAAAAGGATATCGAATATCTGCCGGTGGATGCTATATGTTAACTCCGGAAATAGGTAAAAAAATGGTGGATAGTTTACCCAAGAAAATTGAGTTCAATAGTGATGCATACATTCACAATTTTATTTCTCGTTATGGATCGTTTAGGCAAGAACACACGACCCAGTTGTTTTTGCCTGATCTTGGTGTAACAATTGAACACGATTGATTTAAATATTTTCGTTGGATTTGATCCTAAAGAAATGCCAGCATATCAAGTTGCTGAGATGTCTCTTAGATTTAATAGTCCTTTGTCAAATGTGAGACCTATCATCATGAGAAGGATGATGCAAAAAGAATTGTATTGGAGAGAAGACGAACGAGGATCAACAGAATTTTCATTAACTAGGTTCTTAACACCAAAACTGGCTAACTATCGTGGATACGCACTGTTCATGGATTGTGATGTTATAGTAAGAACCAACGTTAGTAAAATTCTTGAAGAAGCAGACTTGACAAAAGCAGTAAATTGTGTTAAACATAACTATACGCCTAAAACAATGACCAAAATGGACAATAAGAAACAATATAGTTATCCAAGAAAAAATTGGTCATCAGTAATGCTTTTTAATTGTGAACATGAATACACGCAAAGGTTAACACCAGAGTATATAAACACTGCAAGTCCATCGGATTTACATCAAATGATTTGGGCAGAAGATTCGATTGGAGAACTTTCTCCGAAATGGAATCATTTGGTTGGATACTATGATGACCCGAATCCTAACATTGTGCATTTTACGGACGGAGGTCCATGGCATGGAGGCAAGTATAAACAGTTAGAATTTGCTGATGAATGGGACAATTATTATATAAATTTATTTACTAGAGAATTTGATAAAGATGGCCAACAGACTCGTCTACCAAGTTAAATTAGGACAGAACAAACAATCTAAATTGTACAACACTTGCATTGCTAGTGTCGCAGAATATTGTGAACAACACGGGATTGCTCATCACGTACAAACCTCCCCTCAACTTAGAATTGCTCCTGATCCTTTTTTTAGTAATCGGAGTGTTGAAGCAACATCTAAACACGGTGGTTTTCTTCCGATTTTCGAAAAAGAAAATGCATTTGATCTCGTTCACAAATACGATCAAATAGCAATCGTAGATGCTGACATTTATATTCGACCCGATTCCCCCAACATTTTTGAAGACATACCTTCTAATGTCGCATATGCCGCTGTTTGCGAAAACGAAATGCCGATTGAAAAATGGTATGAACACAAGATTACCAACTACTCACAGATGCAATATGCTACACTAAGAGATGTGGACTGGAAATGGGGACCTTTAGGTGGTGAATTTTTTAATATGGGATTGATTGTCTTGAACTGTAAAAATTTTTCTCCTTATCTAAAAGGACAATCTGCACGAGAGTTTATGAATCGTTATGAGTTTAAAAGGTTTATCGACGGTTTAGGAAATTGGAAATGGAGTACTGATCAAACACTTTTGAATTGGTGGATAAAAAAATCTAAAATGCCTGTACACCATTTAGACTGGAAATGGAACGGATTATTTACAGCAAATAGTAAAATTAATGAGTGCCATTTTATACATTTTTTCTTGAAGGATAAGTTACCAAACGGTGGAGAAGACGTACAAGAACTTTTAAAAATGATATGAGTTATGTAGAAAAAACACAAAAATTTAGCACATGGGGAGATAAGTATCTCCAGCATACGGATGTGCTTCATGCCATTCAATATGAAAACACTTTTAAACCAATCAATATACAAGTTGCTTTGTGTGAATCGTGTGACTCGGATTGCCCGTTTTGTTCCGTTGCTGGTCGACCGTTAAAAAGTTTTATTCCTTTCGATAAACTTAAACAAATGTTGATAGATTTTCGATTTATGGGTGCCAAAGCTTTAGAGATTACCGGAGGTGGTAATCCAATGTTGTATCGAGATAAAAAAGGTGATAAAGATATCAACAGTGTTGTTTCTTTGGCTTCTGCTCTTGGATATGACGTTGGCATTATTACCAACACCGAAAAATTCGAAAGGCACCTTAACCCAGACGTATACGACATGATTAATTGGATTCGTGTGTCGTTGATCAAACTCGACGAAGGTAAAGAACCTGAAGATTATGATTTCGGATCATTTCCTCGTGACAAGATCGGACTTTCTTATATCATATACGATGGGACCGGAGATACTCCCGACGAACTGTCTCGAACTAAAAAAATATATACTGGCACTACACCGGAAACGATCAAGAAAATTGCAAAATTGATCGAATTGAATCCCAGTGTTAAATTTTGTCGTATTGCAGGTAACGCACTTGTTCCTGGTGCTCAAGTAGAAGTACAGAAAAATTTTCGACCTATAATTCAAGAGGTCGACCGGTTAGATAAGTTTTTTATCAAAGAAATTTGGGACAATGATGTTGCTTTTCGTGATGGTTGTTATGTTGGTTTGACTCGTCCATATATTGCACCACATCCTGATGGAGGAGACTATCAAGTTTATGTGTG